TTGCCAGCATTGTCGAGAACGGCAGCGGCTTTGGCCCAGCACGTAACAAGGGCTTATTTTCGCGCACACAGAAAGCGACAAGCAACCGCATGAAACAACTGCGCAACCGCCTGCTTCGTCAGGAGTTCAAACGCTTTATGAAATGAAGGTAGGAGCGGCCATATACAGCATGCTAAAAGACGACAGCGCAGTGTCTGCGTTGGTCGGCACGCGCATCTATCCAGAGCTGGCAGAGGAGGGCGCGCAGACGCCTTACGTGGTTTATTCTGTTGTGTCCAACACACCCGTTGACACAAAGGAAAGCGCGCCAGTAGATGAGGCGCAGCTGGAGGTATTTAGCGTGGCAGACACCTACGCAGCAGCCAACGACCTTGCAGACAAGGTGCGGGCGGCGTTGTCGCGGCAGAGCAAAAAAGTGCTTGACACTGTGACGGTTCAGTCTATTAAGTACACAAACGAAGTGACGGAGGTGAGCGCTGAGCGCAACCTGTTTATCAGCGTCCAGGATTACACTGCGCGGTTGACGCCTGTGCCTTTGTTGCTTGACGTGTACGGCGGCGCGCATGCAGCCTACAGTTTGCGGCGTTTAAGGTCAAACTACACAGGGCCAGCCATTACGGTTGTGCGTCTTGGAGTTGAAAAAGAAATTGGCTTTGACGCAGATGGCAACCTTGATGTAACAGCCTTAGAAAGTTTTGCAGATGGACGTGACACTTACGTGAAAACCTGGTTTGATCAGGGATACCTTGGCAACAATGCGACCCAAAGCGATTCAGATGACAGGCCTATTGCAACAGAAGGCACAGGCCTAACTAATAAAATAGACGGGCGTGTGGCTTTGCGTTTTGATGGCACGAGCGACGCGATGCCATTTGACAACACTGGTTTAAGCATTGGTTCAATGTCCTCATTGGTTGTTTGCAAAAACAACACGACGTCAGGCGATCAACAGGCCTTTACAGGCAGTGGCTCGGCTAGTGACAAAAGATGGTATGCGCCGCGCTTAGTAGGCGGCAGCTTTCAATACACTATTGGCGACAATTCCGCTGTTGGTACGGCTTCGGGTAACACAAACAACAACCTTCACACAGTTATAGCGGGCGCAACTCAAGGCGACGTTGAAGCTTTTTTAAATGGCACGTCGGTTGGCACAAAAGCGCTGTCTTCTGGCATTGATGCTGGTGAGGCGAGTATTGGCAGTCGTGGCGCGGCTGCCTTTATGAACGGATTTGTCCAAGAAGTAATAATTTACGGCAGCGACCAAAGTGTAAATCGCACAGTTATTGAAAACAACATCAACGCATATTACGACATTTACTGATGAACGACTTTCTACTTAACAACTGGGGCGAGCTACTCATCGCCCTGATGGCATTTGTGAAGGTTGTGATTAACCTCACACCCACAGAAAAAGACAACCAGATTTTTGGATATCTGGACAGTCTGATTAATATGATTATTGCAGATCGCATCAAACCCAACAACAAGAAATAATGGCAGCAACAGCAGGAATAATGAACGGGTCCCAGCTTCGGGTCCAGTTTGCAGACGACGGTGGTAGCCTCACATTGGTTGACCACCTCACAGACTTGTCCGTGTCTTTCAGCACTGAGACACGCGACACCACAACAAAAAACAACGGCGGATACCGCGCAATTCTGCCCGGCCTTAAGACGTTGACAGTGACGTTCACCGCGTTTTACGCAGCAGACGCAGCCAATGGCTACGAGCAACTTTTTGCAGATATGGAAGCAGGGCAGAAGCTCGATGTTACTATTGCATCATTCCAGCAGTCTGACGACTCAGAAATTGCGGACGACATGGACATTGACTTTGAGGCTTATTGCACCAGCTTGGAGCTGAGCGCAGGCACTGAGGACAACGCGTCTTACACCGCTACCTTGGAATGCGTCACCGACCCAACGTTTACAGCTAGCGCATGACCATAACCCTAGACGGACGGACATTCCCAGTCAAAGCTAATATGCGCGCCTGGCGCAGCTTTGAGCAAGCGACTGGACACAAGGTGGCAAACATCGACAGCGAGGACGTCACTTTGATGCCTGAGCTGCTTTACTACTTTGTGCAAGAGGGCTGCAAGAAACAAGGCATGAGCTTTGACATGGAGGTAGACGACTTTCTAGGATTGATTGACGTGCAGGATTTGAATGCTGTTGTCGAGGTAATTGAAGCCTCCATGACTCCGCAAAAAAAAACGGAGAACCAGGAGACAACAAGCCACTTGAATGGGACGAAATAGAAGAGCTTGGACTTGGGCTGTTAGGCCTGAGTCCTTGCCTTCTGTATGACCTAACGTTCAGGGAGTTTGGCAACGCGGTGCGCGGTCGGTACAAAGCTCAGGAGGCGCAGCAACGCGTAGACTGGGAACGTACACGGTGGCAAACCGCGCTGCTGTTAAACGTACACACTAAGAAGGGAAGCAACGTCAGGCCGAAAGATTTGGCAGTCTTTCCGTGGGAAGAAAAGCCAAAGACTGGCATACATACAGGCTGGGCACAGCTCAAAGCAATAGCAAAGAAAAATGGCGAAATTAGGAGACCTCGTAGTACGGATTGGAGCAAACACTAAAGACCTCAACGATAAGTTGGGCACAGTGCAGCGCAACCTGCGCAGAATGAGCGGCAACATCACGCGGCTAGGGCAGGACATGACGCGCAGCCTGTCACTGCCATTGGCTGCGGTAGGCGCGGCAGCAGTTAAGAGCGCTGCAGATCTTGAAACGCTGGAGACTTCCTTTGTGAGCTTGACGGGCGGCGTCGAGGAAGCTGGCAAGATGATGCAGCAGCTCACAGCTTTTACTGCTAAGACGCCCTTTCAGCTTGACGCAGTAGCTAAGTCGGCGCGGCTGCTAGTTGCTACAGGCACAGACGTTGCGGATGTTAACACTCAACTGCAATTCCTTGGCGACATCGCAGCCACCAGCGGCAACAATATCGATGAGATTGCTGCCATTTTTGGAAAGGTCAACGCAAAGGGCAAGGTAGAGCTAGAAAGCCTCAACCAACTTGCAGAGCGTAGCATTCCAATATTTACCGCATTGAGCGAGGCCACAGGCTTGCCTGCTGACAAGCTAGGCGCGGGCCGTGTGACAGTCGAGCAGTTCAACGCTGTGCTTAAGTCATTTGCAGAGGAGGGCGGCTTTGCTGCTGGTGCTATGGAGCGCCTGAGTCAAACGGCATCGGGCAAGTTTAGCACGGCGCTAGACAATGCAAAGCAGGCGCTTGCAGTTGTTGGCGAGAAACTGCTGCCGCTTGTGTCGCAGGGCTTAGACAGTTTAACATCTGCCTTTCGTGGCTTTGGCAACCTGAGTGACACAACAGTGAAGCTCGGGCTAGCTATTGGCACAGTGGTGGCGTCACTTGGTCCGCTGCTCGTATTGTTGCCACAAATTGCGGCAGGCATTAAGCTGGTAAACTTTGCCTTTCTGTCCACAGCGCCAGGCGTGCTTGCTTTAAGCGTTGCGTTGGGCGCTATTGCTGGTCTATTTTTGCGCGTGCGCAAAGAGGCTAAAGGCGCAACGGATCAGGTGCGCAAACAAGAGGCGGCGCTGGTTAGCCTAAACAAGACACAGCTTGCAATGGAGGCAGGCATTAAGTTGACAGGCGACACAACAGAGGACGTGGCGCGGGCTGAAAAAATTAGAGCCGACAGCCTGAGCAAAGTTGCAGATGCACGAGCGAGGCTAACTAAGTTAGAAAAAGCAGCTGCAGAGGGCGACGCATTGGTAAAGCGAAACCTGCGCGACACCATTGCAGGCTTGCGCGATTACATAAAGACCTTTGAGCGTAGTGCAGACGCAGCGACGCAATTAATTGAGGTGTTGAATAACACAACTGCAGTCGTGACTACTAGTGTGGAAACGCTTGGCGAGTTGTTTAGCATGCTTGAAGAGATACAGGTCAGCGCTGCCAAGGCAACCATGAGCCTGGGTCAGTTTTTCAGTTATTTGGAAAACGTCACTGTGCCTGCTGTAATTGATACCGTAGTTGAAAAAATTGACACAGTAACCGAAAGCGCCGACACGATGGCTGACTCGATTGCGTCAGCTTTTAGCAGCGCAGCAGCTCAAGCGTCGTCGTTTTTAGACTTTCTTGAGAATGTCACGAAAGATATTGTTGCGCAGTTTGTGCGCCAGGCGGCAGCTGCAGCATTGGCAAAGGGCAACATTGTAGGCGCCTTGGGTTTGGCAGTTGGCGGCGGTTTGTTCCA